TTACTCCCTGACAGGGTTCGTAGGCCACTCAATATCAGGTGCAGTTGTTGTATTAACACGGTTCAGCAACACCCGATACTTTTTCCAGGCTTCCAGCAACGAGTTTTCTTCCTCCGTTGCGATTTCCAGATCTGCAGCATCCTGAAGTGGCGCAATATGCTCACTGGCTACCTGCATCAGGTTGTTTTTTGTTTCTTCCGCCTCCCGGATCCGGAACAGTTTTTCTGCTTCCGTATCCTTCACCCAGGCTGTGCCGTTCCACTTCTGATATTCCCCTTCCGGCGATAACCAGGTGACATTTTCCGGTAACGAGCCAAGTTCAGAAATAAATAACGCGTCGCCGGAAGCCACGTCATAGACGGTTTTTCCCCGATGATCTTCAACGAGATGCCACGATGCCTCATCACTGTTGAAAACAGCCACAAAGCCAGCCGGAATATCTGGCGGTGCAATATCGGTACTGTTTGCTGGCAGACCTGTATGAGGCGGAATATATGCGTCACCTTCACCAATAAATTCATTAGTTCCGGCCAGCAGATTATAAATTTTTATGGTCCGTGGTTGTTCACTCATTCTGAATGCCATTATGCAAGCCTCACAATATAGTTAAATGCGATGTTTTTGACGGTGTTTTCCGCGTTACCAGCAGCGTTAACGGTGATGGTGTGTCCATGTGAACCAATCGCAACGGAGTGCGTATGAGCACCAATACCGACAGTATGCGCGTGTGCACCTGCAGATGCTGCTGTGCCGGACAGTGAGTGGCTATGATTACCATCTGTACTGGTATTAGCTAACCACCCCGTAGACATACCTACTGAGCCTTGTACACCCCAGGTATTTTGACCTGAGCTTGTATAACCATATTGATAAGTATCTTTAAAAACACTGGGGTTAAATCGACGGCCATCTCTATGGCTGTGATTACCAGCTGCATTCGTGCTGCCACTTAAACTATGGGTATGCGCACCAGTGTTATTCGTGGATTTAGTGCCGTAATCAAACGACGATGTGGTTTTCGTCCCCAAATCCGTACTGGATGCGCTGGCGCTGTGGGTATGCGATTTAATGCCATCCTGTTCCTGAGACAATACGGCACGACCACTGGCGGGCTTGCCCTTAATCGTCCAGCCACGCATATCAGGGATCACGCCTGACGGATAAGCGGCTGCAAGTTTCGGGTAAGCAGATTTGTCAAAAGTCTGCCCCTGCATCAGGGCATAACCAGACGGAACGGTATCTGATGGCCACGGGATTGGTGCGCCGACTGGGTAGCTTTCTGGTGGAAGATTTTTCGAGGTATAAACTTCTGCCCAGTCTTCCTCAAAACCATAACCGTCTCTTGAAGAACGGTAGAACAGACCACCATTTCTGTAATGCGCCTTCATCTGCAAGGTCCGGCAACTTCCGACTCCGGTATAGAAGTTAACCAGAATATAGCTGTCGCCAGAGCGGGTGACATTATAAGCGCCTGATTCGGCATTCCAGGGAACGCCACCATCCGCATCGGCATATGTATCCGTTGCCCTTCTGGCAAAAGCAGCCACATGCGCGGCGGTTAAAGTAATATCTTTGGAACCATCAAACTCAACACCAGAAACCCGTCTTGGCGTTTGCAGCTTTGTTGCTGTTAATGCATTACCGTTCAGACTTGCGGACAGTTTGGTTCCAATAACCAGTTCGCCGGTTGCGTTATCAATAGCAAACGGTCTTAATGTATTCCAGCCACCATAAACATCACCTTGATTGGTAAGCAGCAGGTAAGTTTTAGCGCCATCATTACGCCATAATGCCCCATACTCCCCACCTATCATTCGAATCTGATTACCACCACGCGCTACAATTTCGTCTGTGGCAAAAAGTTTTTTGCACGACAAGTTATCGTTAACGATTAACGAATGAGACTCATAAAAACCACGCCCACTCTTAAAATCAAGGATAACGTCCGCCGCGATACATTCAGTCGCCGGATTTGTTGCCCCAAACTTATAGGTCGTATCATTAACAACGAGATCAGCACCAGGTGCGGATATTGACAGGCCATCTTCGATAAACGCAAAAACAGGGAAAGCAGCGCCATCAACATAGAACACAGAGCGCAAATCATCGCCCTTATTACTCATCATTATTGAGTGGATGGCTCGTTCATTGTTTTGATATTGCCAGAACATTCCATAAGCATAACGCCCCCTGTCAGTCCAGCCACCAGGCATAACAAATCCGTTAAACTCGCAGTTATTCATCGGATCGCCTGCGGTTCGCGTTGCCGTGGTGATAATGACCCTTGATGCCAGTTCGCTTACTGAGCCAGCAGAACGCATAACAACAACAGGGTAATATTTTCCAGATGTTGCACCTGCAGGAGCGTTAACCCGCACATAACGCATACCACGCTTATCAGCAAAGTCTGTTTTACTGACCGCGTTAATGTTGTTCAGGAAGCGTCCCTTATCGGGTATATCAGCGCCGTTCTGGTCTTTCTGCAGACGTTTCTCTGCATTGTCATAGGCTGATTTTACTGCCTTTGGCGTTGCCGCCAGCGTTTCAGACGTACTGTTGGTCGCACTGCTGAGCTGTACTATCCCCTTTTTCGTCGTACTTGCATCCTCAAGCGCCACGGCGGATGCAATATCCTCTGCCCGTTTTGCCGCTGTCTCGGCGCGCGTTGCCGCGGATTCCGCCGTACTTTTGCTCTGTGCTGCTGCCGTCGCACTGCCAGCTGCCTCTGTCGCCTTCGTGGATGCCGTCGTGGCGCTACCCTTCGCTGCTGACGCCTGTCTGGTCGCCTCATCTTTTGAAGCAGACGCAGATGATGCCGATGACGACGCCGAACTGGCTGACGATGCGGCAGCCGTTTTTGAGGATTCTGCGCTGGTTTCCGACGCTTTCGCGTTCGTTTCGGATGTCTTCGCTGCGGAAGCAGACCTCGCTGCTGCGCTGGCCTGTTCAGTGGCTTCGCCAGCCTTCGTTGTGGCTGTTGAAGCAGACGATGCGGCGCTTTCTGCCGATTTTCCGGCGGCGGTGGCACTGGCTGAGGCCTGCCCGGCACTTGTTGACGCTGCACTGGCAGACGACGCAGCCGCTGTTTTTGAGCCTGCCGCAGCCGAGGCGCTCTGTCCCGCTGCCGTTTCAGAAGACCTGGCGTTCGTCTCGGACGTTTTTGCCGCCTTCGCGGAATTTCCTGCCGCTGCTGCCGAGGAAGCTGCGCTACTGGCGCTCGAGGATGCGTTCGTTTCTGATGATTTTGCCGCCTCTTTTGAAGCCGCCGCATCCCGGGCTGAGGTGGCAGCTTCTGACGCTTTCGTAGTCGCGGTGGATGCAGAAGTGGCTGCTGATTGTTGTGACGCTGCAGCATTCGTTTCTGACGTTTTCGCGGCACCGGCACTGGTGGCCGCCGCGCTTTTTGAGGACTCTGCAGCGGCAGCACTTTTTTCCGCTTCAGTGGCCTTTGTTGATGCCGTTCCTGCGCTGGAAGACGCTGACTGAGCCGACGACGCGGCCTGTCCGGCTGACGTGCTGGCTGCGCGTGCTGAGCCTGCAGCATCAGTCGCATGGGTTGCCGCCTCACGGGCTGATGTGCTGGCATCGCTGGCTGACTTCTTCGCGGCTGCCGTGTTCTGTGCCACCGCGGACGCGTTACGCGCCACCTCTTCCACCATCAGTTCAAAACGGCGCAGTGCCTCAGGACGGGCATCATCCTCCGTCATGGCACCGAGAAAATCATTCAGCGTACCGGGTCGGGAATCTTCATACACGGTGATGGTCCCGGCATGTGACGGCGGGAATCCCTCCACCAACAGAATAACGCTGTACTGCCCGTACTCAACGTCCATGCTGTAACGCCCGGCTTCATCCGGATTTTCTGAGGCCAGCGTGTTCACCACCACCGTGGTGCTGTTACGTTTTGCTTTCAGCTGGATTGTGCAGTTCTGTACCGGTTTTCCTGTGCCGTCTTTCAGTACACCTGAAATCTTTACTGCCATATTCACCCCACAAAAAAGCCCGCCTGAACCGGCGGGCTGTCATAACACTGTGTTACCTGGCTAATCAGAATTTATAACCGACACCCACGATGAAACCGTCAGTGCGCCAGTCGCCACTGCCGGAACCTTCATAAGCGACATCAATGGCCACGGACTCGGTCGGGTTAAACTGCACGCCAGCCCCCCACGCCAGAGACGTGTTGCTGTGGCGACCGTCATCACTTCCGGTCAGCACATCGTGCGTTTTCCCCTTATTGTCAGTTACGCGGATATAATCCCCGGAGAAAGTCGACACACGGCTGTAAGCTACACCCGCCATCGCATACGCGCTGAACCATTCATTCACGCGCACAGACGGCCCCGCCATTACGCTGAACCAGCGGTTACGAACGGAATCTTCATGCCAGCGGGTATCGCTGTAACGGGTCAGCTGGCGATTCTTGTCTCCTGCATAGCTGAATGACGTCACCAGCCCCAGTGTGTCCGTAAACTCATAACGGTATTTCACGTTAATCCCGTTCAGATCATCACTGCCGGGGACGTTCGTCGAGGCATGAAGATACCCCGCGCTCAGCGTGGACTGATGTTCAGACGCCCATGCAGGCGCACCGGATACGGCCAGACAAATGGCTGCGGACAAAATTGCTGCACAAACTTTACGCATAATTACCTCTCGCTTTTCTGCAATAAAAAAGGCGTCATTCCTGACGCCCTTTATTGGGGTTATAAATATTTCAACGAATACTGATGCCGGAAGCGGCTTTTTTGGTCACAATCACCGTACAGTCGGTGATATTGCCTGCCCCCTGATTGCCTTTCTGGAAAATCTTAAACTCCAGAGTGACGCTTCCCCTGCCACTCGGCATATCAATAACTGCACTGTAACTACCGGGAATGGCCCCTTTAGTTTCTCTGGATGCGATTAATACGCCGTTTTTGCGAACTTCAAAACCATAACCCGTGTATCGCGTGCCTCCTGGGTTATTTCCGCTCCCCGGATCGTCATACGCTATACCGTTAAAAATAATGGGCGGAATAATAATCTGGCGGTCAAAGTTATGATCATCGCTGATGGTGACTGTAACCGTACCGTTTGGTGTTTCCGTGTTACCCCACGTACCGACTTTTTTCGGGAAGGCTTTTGATACAGCTTTAACGAAATCTCCTCTGACCTGGGTCGCCTCCAGCATGCCCTTAATCGTACAGTTCTGGTTAATCGTGACATTGTTGAGCGTTCCTGAGTTCGCATTCACACTGCCACTGATATCCGCATTTTTCGCCGTCAGTCTCCCGTCTGATGTCAGGGAAAATGCCGGAGGATTACCGCCGCTGGTAATGGTGGGGGCCGTCAGGCGTTTCAGGAACACTTCATTCATGAATATCTGATCGCCCTGACCAACAAACATCGGCTTTGTGTTGCCATTCGCAGGATTAATCATCGCAATCCTGTCTGCTGCCAGCAGCACCTGACTCTGCATGCCGTCAGGGGTGTTCTCAATACCGGCACCGATACCGTACAGGTTAGAAACCGTCAGCGTGGGGCGCGTACTGGTGCCTTTGCCATTCAGTTCAAAACCACTCCCCTGAATGGGATACGGCTGATACTGTCGCCCCTGCCAGGTGACCGGCTCACCTTTTTCGTTCTGCTCATTACAGAAAAAATAACGTTCTCCACCGACCTCTGTCAGGTCGATTTCCCAGAGCACCACGCTGGCCGACTGCTCCGCACGGGTGCATTCATTCAGTGTTTCCTGTCGGATAACCGACACGGGCAGACTTCACCACATTCACCTCGCGGATGTAGTCGCTGCCCATCGCATTCATGATGGCCCGCTGAAAGGGCAGTGTTTCCCAGCGCCCTTCCTGGTATGCGGATTCTTTCGGGAGATAGTAATTGGCATCCGCCCATTCAACGGCGGTCTGTGGCTCCGGCCTGAACAGTGAGCGAAGCCCGGCGCGGACAAAATGCCGCAGCCTGTTAACCTGACTGTTCGATATATTCACTCAGCAACCCCGGTATCAGTTCATCCAGCGCGGCTGCTTTGTTCATGGCTTTGATGATATCCCGTTTCAGGAAATCAACATGTCGGTTTTCCAGTTCCGGAAAACGCCGCTGCACCGACAGGGGGATCCCGTCGAGAATACTGGCAATTTCACCTGCGATCCGCGACAACACGAAAGTACAGAATGCGGTTTCCACCACTTCAGCGGAGTCTCTGGCATTCTTCAGTTCCTGTGCGTCGGCCTGCGCACGCGTAAGTCGATGGCGTTCGTACTCAATAGTCCCTGGCTGGAGATCTGCCTCGCTGGCCTGCCGCAGTTCTTCAACCTCCCGGCGCAGCTTTTCGTTCTCAATTTCAGCATCCCTTTCGGCATACCATTTTATGACGGCGGCAGAGTCATAAAGCACCTCATTACCCTTGCCACCGCCTCGCAGAACGGGCATTCCCTGTTCCTGCCAGTTCTGAATGGTACGGATACTCGCACCGAAAATGTCAGCCAGCTGCTTTTTGTTGACTTCCATTGTTCATTCCACGGCCAAAAACAGAGAAAGGAAACGACAAAGGCCCAAAAGCTCGTTTTCAGCACCTGTCGTTTCCTTTCTTTTCAGGGGGTATTTTAAATAAAAACATTAAGTTACGACGAAGAAGAACGGAAACGCCTTAAACCGGAAAATTTTCATAAATAGCGAAAACCCGCGAGGTCGCCGCCCCGTAACCTGTCGGATCGCCGGAAAGGACCCGCCAACGACTTTCGCGTGCAGGCATTAAAAATTTTGCAGTTCCATGCCTAGTTGAAACCTCGATTTCTATAACATCCAATTTTGTAAATTTAGATATAGCTCAACTTTTCCCAATGTTTTCAAGTGTATAAAAACAATTGGCGTTACGCCATAACACTATACTTAGGATAAGTAAAGATTTTAAGGAGTTTTAATGAGTCAACATCAATATTACCCACAGCTGAAATGGAAGCCTGCTGAATATGAATCTCTGATGCTTTTAGATCAAACTACGCTCTCTGGTTTTACTCCGATCATTACCATTCCAGACATAGACTGGGATTATGAAAACGAATGCTACAAGAAGAGTTTGAGTTCTTACTTATCTGACTTCGGTATTAACCTTGCGGCATCCTGGAAAGCCAATCGTCCTGTTTTGCTGGATGTTAAATATTTAGATAAACATGGTTCGAGCCGCCATCATCCTCTAGATATGTGTATCCAAGATGCTAGAGTAAATGGTAAGGAAATTATCCCTGTTGTCTCTCCCGCATATTCAACAAACTATATACATGCTGTTCAACGCAACTTAATCAATGGGCTCGCTATATCTATCACCCCCCAGACATGGCACCAATTCACAAGTCTGGTTAACCACTTAAATATTCATCCTAGTTTAATTGATGTAATCATTGATTTTGGAGATATTCAAAACGCAACTGATAGTTTAAAACAACAAGCATTAAGCATGGTCAACACATTATCAGGCCAAGCTCCGTGGAGAAACTTGATTTTATCTTCAACCGCATACCCTGCATCACAGGCAGGGATACCGCAACATCAAGTTCATCATATTCCGCGCCATGAATACGATCTTTGGATGTATGTAGTACAGAATTTTAGCAATGGAAGAACGCCAAGTTTTAGTGATTATCCCACCGCTAGCTCTACCATTACGAGCGTAGACCCACGCTTCATGTCTCAGTATGTCTCAGTGAGATATTCGAACGATACCTCATGGATCTTTGTAAAAGGTACCGCAGTTAAAGGAAATGGATGGGGCCAAACTAAAAACTTATGTACTACCCTTGTTAGTTCGCCAGAGTATCACGTCTTTGGCTCCAAATTTAGTTGGGGGGATGATTACATTTACCAAAGATCATTAGGCGCTAACAAATCTGGCGGCTCTAAAGAATGGCGTAAAGTTGCACATACGCACCATATTACGTTAGTCGTGAGACAGCTTTATTGGTTGGCGCAGACTCAGCCTGCCAAGCCTTAACTTTCCAGCCTACGCGTTTCTTTAAGGCTGTTCTGACTTCAAGCCTGAGATTCGCTATTGGAATATTTTCCGCAATAATATTCCATAACTCAAATCGGGGCTTGCTTTTGATTCCTTTGGAATAGCCCCATCGTTCAAGTACGTCGATACATTCATCTTTCCAAAGCAATTGAGCGAGCATCAATGAGTTATGGTTTCGATTAAGCTTTTCTCCACGCATGTGCTTTATAAGAATGGCGCCTTTTGGCCCAACAGAAACCGTTTTAACGCCCCACCAACCTGGGATTAACTTTAATGCTCCCTCAAGATGTTTCTCAGCTACGACAAGAGTAACCTTGTCCATTACAGAAGAATAATGCTTGATTTGAAGAGGCAAACGCTCCAAAGAGTCATATTCACTTTTGAGCTCGTACCCGTGTATAACACCATTTATTACAGCAATGTCTGCTCTACTGGCGCCAAGGGATATGGAAAATTCATCGACCACAAGGCAGTCAGGATCTAAATGCGATTCTTTCAAAAGCTTATGATGCACCGCGAACCTAACATCTTGATCTTTCATGACTTCTCCTTACTCCCTCCGTTACTGAATTATAGCGCACTGCATTTTACTGCATTTGAGAGATTTGACCACTTCAATCACAAAATGCTTATCTGCAGCAACAAGATTCATAGCCATACGACTATGGTGATTACCTTTTGTCTGGAAAACTGACCATTCCACGAAGATCAGATAGGTCTATAGAATCTTGGTTTGTCATAGCGTTCGCCTTACTTTGAGATGAACCTTTGCTGCATAGGAGATCAGCCCGTCAAGGCTCACCAGCACTAACTGACTACTCAAAGGCTCATTCCAAAGGGTTTGGTTCGACGTGGTTGAGTGCGCTGCGGTGCGCGGTGAAATACCTGTACAAAAATGCCCCGCATCTGCGAGGCATTTTCCTGAAAGTCACTTGTTAAATTTCAGTGAAATTAAAATTATTTTAAGCACTGCGTCCTGATGTACTCCTGCAAGTAGTTAACCTGCGCGGTTATCTTGTCGATTCCACTTCGGAGACGGTAATAATTGAGTTCAGCATCTGCTGTAAGTCCTGGGCTTTCTCCATTGCCCATGCCGCTGGCTCCGGTCGTTGACTTTGCACAGGTGGCGGCGACTTGCAGGCGCTTACGCCCAACAGAAACATCAGCACGTAGACTTTCGATAGTCGCGTTAGCATCAGCAAGCTCCTTTGTGTATCTGGCGTCGAGTTCTGCTACATCACGTTGACGCTTCTGCATGTCAGCGATGGTGGCGTTCGCCTTCTCCAGTTCACTGGCCTTGTTATCGCGCTGCTCTTTGTAGGCGATTGCGTTATCACGGTAATGATTAACAGCCAATGACAGGCAGACGATGATGCAGATAACCAGAGCGGAGATAATCGCGGTTACTCTGCTCATTGTTTCCCCCACAAACAGACTTCACGCTCAATCTCACGGCGAGTCATCAGTCCTTTCCATTGATTACCGCCAGCGTATGTCCAGCGCCGTAGCTGATCACATGCGCCTTTAATATCACCCTGGTTTATTTTGCGAAGAAGCGTCGATGTTCTGAAATTTCCAGCACCAACGTTGTAAACGAACGAGTAAAGAGCGCCGCGCGTTGTTTCCGGTATATCGACTTTGATGTACGGGTTAATTTGTCTGGCGACCGTGGCAAGGTCTTTATTCAGGAGAGCTTTGCATTCTGCTTCGGTATACGTTTTACCGAGCATGATGTCTTTTCCAGTGTGTCCGTAACATACAGTCCATACGCCAACAATATCTTTGTATGGTATGTAACTGACACCTTCCAGACCATCGTTACCACTCGGACCAGTGATGAGCACAGACGCTATGGCAACAGCCCCACCACCAATAGCAGCAGCAACAGCCTTGCGTAATGATGGCGACATTATTCACCTCTCGCAGCCTTACGCTTATCTTCTTTAATCTTGAAATAAAGGTTTGTCAGGTACGTCAGCAGGCCAAATACCAGACTACCCAGCACACCTATTGCCGCCCACTGTGATGGCGTGACTTTATCGAGCAACTGTAAAAACCAGTAGCCAGCACTGCCTGCAGAGGTGCCATAGGCGACACCTGTTGTTAACTTATCCATTGATTTCATAACCCCACCTCGCAGATGCGGGTGCTGTGTAATGGAAATAAAAAGGCCACCTGACGTGGCCACCAGATTATTTCCCCACCAGCTCGTTTATCTCTTTCACCGTCTGGTTAAACCGCTCTGACTCAAGCTCAACACCTAAGGCCCGACGCCCCAGCGCCATTGCTGCTTTTATTGTGGAACCGGATCCCATAAAAAAATCAGCAACCAGATCGCCTGGTCGACTACTGGCATTGATTATTTGCCGGAGCATATCCGCAGGCTTCTCACACGGATGTTTACCCGGGTAGAACTGAACGGGTTTATGCGTCCAGACGTCGGTATAAGGCACGGAAACTGATACGGAGAAATAGCGCCGGAGAGTTTTAAACTCATCCAGCAATTCAGAATATTTGCGATTCAGTGAATCATAAGATGCCACCAGCTGGTGGTGTGGTTGTTCCAGTTGTTGTTCCTGAAACTTCTCTGCCGCTATACGGGAAAACAGTGCCTGCAACTTCCGGTAGTCAGCCTCATTCGGCAACTGCCACTGACTGGCACCAAACCAGTGGGAAACCATGTTTTTCTTACCAGTGGCTTCGGCAATCTGTTTTGCCGTTATACCCAGTTCGGCACGAGCATCCCTGAAATACGAAATCAGCGGTGCCATTATGTGCTGTTTGAGTTGACTTTCTTTTGCCGCATAGCCGTCACTTTTGCCGCGATATGGCCCCTGGTAATGTTCAGCAAACAGAACGCGTTCTGTTGCGGGAAAATATGCGCGCAGACTTTCTTTATTACACCCGTTCCATCGTCCGGACGGCTTCGCCCAGATAATATGGTTAAGAACGTTGAAACGTTCACGCATCATGATCTCGATATCAGATGCGAGGCGATGTCCACAGAACAGGTAAAGGCTTCCGGCAGGTTTCAGCACCCGCCAGAACTGAGCCAGACAGTGGTCCAGCCACTTCAGGTAATCTTCGTCCCCTTTCCACTGATTGTCCCAGCCGTTGGGTTTCACCTTGAAGTACGGCGGATCGGTAACAATCAGGTCAATGGAATCATCAGGCAGGGACTGAATAAAATGCAGGCAATCAGCGTTGATTAAATCAACACTGTTTATTTTTACAGTATTTTTCATGGATCAGTAAGCGTAACTCTGGTAGGCTCACTCTGCTTTTGCGCTAAAGCAGTGGGCCGTGGTTCGCTTGTGACCAGTAAGCATGAGCGAATGGCTGGCAGGTGCTACCAACACCCACCAGCCGCCCATTTTCACAAATTAAAAGCCCTTCATTGCTGAAGGCGTCTGTAACAGCCGAACTGGTAATCTGCCAGCCCCGCCATAACCAACTGGGTCAGTATTAACTGACAGCGTTCGCGTGAAAGGTATGTGTTTTGTGCAATCTCCCCGACTGTTGCCGGTTCGATGCTTAATTCATTAAAAACCACTTTCGCCGTTTCTGTCATATCTTGCTGTTTTAGCATGTCTTTTTACCTTCATGGTTAACATGACATACCAATAACTCTTGTCTAAAAAGCCAGCAAGATAAAAAATCAGTATTCACTACCACCAGCGTGTTTACCGTACTGCACCAGGTTTACAGGTACAAAAAAACCCGCTCGACAGCGGGTTTAAGCTGTGTGGCGAAGTAACACTCTTAACAGATTACAAGAATTTTTGCGGACCGCGTTAATGATTTTTAATCCCAAAGTCGTATTATTCGTTTTTTACTGTAGGAGTTAATAGGTTTATATTATGTTAGATACACTATCTTTCACTGAACGTGACGAGTTCCAACGAAGAAACATCGCTGAAAATATCATCAAGTTGCTAAAACCAGAGGCAGACATTTCACCACTGGTAATAGACGGCGCATGGGGAACAGGGAAAACAGAATTTAGTATCAAACTGAAAAATCTCATTATTGAGCAAGAAACTGAATCTAAAGTTGTTTATATTGATGCCTTTAAAGGGGATCATGCAGAATCTCCATTACTTCTCATAACCTCTGCAATTGCCAGCATTTTGCCTGAGGAAGAAAAACAACACTTCATTAAGAGATCTCTTCCTGCAATTCGCTTTGGTTTAAAAACGGTACTAAAAGCTGGTGCAGGTTGGTTTTTACGACAGGAGGCTAGTGAAGTTGCCGAAGAATTCCAAGATGCGATGAAGAAAGCAAGCAATGCAGCAATAGATGGGACTATTGAAAATTTGCTTGAAGACCATATGGACTCAGAGAAAAACATAAATTCACTTAAATCCTGCATCGAAAGCATATCAAAAAATCAAAAAATCGTAATTATAATTGATGAATTAGACCGATGTAAGCCGAGTTTTTCAACAAATGTCATTGAAACAATAAAACACATTTTTGACATCAATAATGTCTTTTTTATTTTAGTTACAAACACAGAACAATTAAAAGCATCTATAAATCATATTTATGGTTATAGCATTAACTCACAAAAGTATCTTGACAAGTTTATAAAATATACCATCACGCTTCCAGATACATGTTTGATAAATGGTCACAACGTATGTAAAGCCTCTGTTATATATTGGGATTACCTTGTAGAAAAAACAAGCTTATTGAATAAAATCAATAGATTATCAGGTTACTTTATCCGTGATTTAATTCAACGAACCAACTTATCATTACGTGAAACACAAACATTTTCACGCAATCTTAACATTTTCCAACTGTTAAACGACGATGAGAACAAAAGCAGTGATCCTTTAATAAATATGATCTTTGTCGTAGCTGCCTTCATACATTGCTTTGGTAACAAGGAAAAACTAAAACAAGAAATTACCGCTGAATCTATATCTTATTTAGCAGACCTGCTTAACATAAAAGAAATACCTTATTCTTATGAGAGAAGATCGCAAATCCCTGAAATATCGATTGTATTCTTCGGAATAATTAAAGACAGTATTACTCTTAATGAGCGATTTGCCCCTAAAAGTGATGAAGAACTTAAAAAATTCACAAATGTTTATACTGATTATGAACACATAAATTTTTGGAGTACTACACCCAGAGAGTTATTGATAAAATATATTAATCAAATGTCATTCATCCAGTAAATAATACGCCCCATGCAGGGGCGTATTATTAAACGTCCAAATCTAATGTTAGATCTAGCATGGAAAGGCAGCCATCAATAAATCCTTCGGCTAGCTGTATTTCTATACGTATCAATTTCTCATCTTTTTTACGAGCCTTGGCGAGCTTTCTTTTAGAGATACCGTATAGGTAATGGGCAACAAGAAGCGAATGTTCGTCCGGCCTTTTTTGCTTTAGACGAGCAAGACAACCTTCAATAATTAAGGCATCACTATCCGAACAAGCCAAGCGTTTCTTGCTTGTATAGGGAAGAAGTCCCTTAAACCCAGCGGCTATAGGTGAATAATCAACGCCTGAACTATCACTCGCCGCCCATGCCCCCCAACGCTCCAGAACCATCTGAATATCACGCATCAACTTTCTCCACCAAATCAGGCTAGCACACCAATTGCCAACACACGGTCGATAAAACGAAATATCAGCTCCAGCTGGGAGCCATACTTCTCTTCAAATGCCACGGTATCCGCATGCAGCTCGTCGTGATGCTTTCTGCACAAAGGCAACACAAAGAGGTCATGCGCTTTTGTACTCATTCCCCCCTGACCGTGGCCTATCAGGTGGTGGGGATCATCAGCAGGCTTTCCACAACATGCACACGGCTGTGTCTTAACCCAGCGCGTGTACTTTTCATTAACCCAGCGGCGACGTTTGGGGCGTAACATAAAAGACTCCGGCGACTCCGGCTCCACTTTCAGCGCCAGCACCTTTTTCGCTTTATCCTGCATGATGCTGGTGGCTGGAACCGAAGGCACAAGGTCACTTTCCCGGGTGACAGACGGCACAACAGGCTTCGGTAATCTCAGTGCCTTACGGGCTGCGCTTTCCGGTAAGGCATCCGCCAGATCATTACGAACCAGCCACCAGCACAGTTCCGGCATTGTCACAACGTGACTATCATCAAAACCGAGATCCCGACGCACAACAGACAACACCCAGCGGGCACAGTTATCCGTTGCCATTGATTCCAGCCGTTCCGTGAACTGATCGCGCAGTTGGTTATCGCAGTGCCAGCACAGACGGATTGCGCCAGGCGCGTGTCGCATTGTGGTCATGTTCTCGCTGTGCCAGTTGGAATGAGGCCACTGGCAGCCTTTTTCACGAAGTAACCAGCTTTCAAGACATTCCACGCCACCAGCACGACGGATCACTGCCTCATTGCGGAACACGGCCCGAACGGCAGGATCATCCGCCAGCGGTTGTGATGCCGCCGGAACGGCACCACTGGCGAAAGATGAATAACGTTCCGGCTCAGGCTCCAGCAGTACACGCCCCTGCATAAACAGGGGCATCAACTCTGAACCTGGCCTGAACAATACGATCCCCATACGCGGGGCAATTTCAGGGGTCAGTAGTGCTCTCACGGTCACCTCAATGAACGGTATCGAGCAGCTTTAACAGCTCAGGGAATCGGGATTCGAAGAAATGCGGCTGCGTCTCGCGCGGATTTGCAGGACTGGTGATGTTCTTGCCGAACATGCAGCCTTTCGCCGTCAGCGACCAGAATTTTTTGATGTTGTTAATCGCTGTACGGCTGTATCGTTCGCGCTGTTCGACGATCCCCAGCTTCGCCATCTGGTGATATGCCTGATTAGCCGTAAGGCGGATACCATACTGTTTCAGCAGTGCACTCAGCGACAGTGTCGGGCGACTTGAGCCATCAGGCGCGTCAGCAGGAGCATCAATGGCATAGCGCGGTGCCAGATTCGGTAAGCCAACAGCCTCCTGGAGTTTCTGACAGGCCCCAAGCACTGAAGAGTTAGACAGGTTTAACTCCCTGCGCATAAAGTCCAGCAGAATCACTCCAGCCTGCATCTTGTCAGCAGCCTGCCCGGATAATTTTTCCGGTGCGCTGGTTACCATATCGAAAGTACGGATCACCTTCAGATGGAATGACGGGCTGATCCACATTGCATAGGCATACACCAGTTCTTTGCAGACATACGTCCCCTGGTTATTTCCGCCATTAATGACGCTAACTGGTTGATTTTGTTCCAGAGGCGGAATTCCACCCTCGGTGAAAAGTTGTTCAATCAATTCACAGGTTTGCTTATTGGAGAGCCAGTATTTCGGGCGGTTTTTTTGTTCTCCCCCGGCTGCCCTGTGCAGATCGTTCAGGCTGTAACGCCCATAAGCATCACGACGAACTTCAATACCATCAATGACCATCAGATTATTCATACTTCGTTTCTCCTCTTGATCAGGCGGCTGCACCCGCCGTTTTCTCGTACTTACTGATAGTGATCTCGACCTTCCCTTCCGGGATAACCGGTCCCCACTCCACCAGCATTCTTTTCACCTGGCTGTCGTCTTCCCACACACCCGCGTGGGTCAGGGCGTCAAACAGCGCCTTGTTATAGTTGTCCAGATCGCGGATCCGGTTACCCTGGCGACGCGCCTTACGCGTTAACCAGCCTTCTGCTTCCAGCCGTGCGATAGCCGTTCTGACGGTACTCATCCCCGCGCCAATCTGACGGGCAATGGTTTCAATTGATGGCCAGCACACACCTTCGTCATTACTGAAATCAGCCAGGCGGGCCATAATTGCCACGCTGGATAACTTCATGCCTGATGCAGCGCAACCATCCCATACATAGCCGGTTAATTTAGTGCTCATGACCGACCTCTATTTCCCTGAATTTACGACGAAACTGTTCGAGCGGGCTGAAGCACTCATGCTCATAGCCTTCGCGGAGGTAGATAACCCATTGTGTTTCCGGTTCCCAACGAATGACTCTGACGGGCACTCCGTAGTGATCTTTGAACCAGCGGTTAACTTGTCGCAAAGGACTGTCTCCTTCTGCCGGTTGAAATCACCCACAGCCCACTCTGCAAAGCTGTGGGTTACAATTTCCCTGTCACCTGGTACATTTACTGCATAGCAATACTCCACCTTCGCTTTTCCACCCGGTACAGGAAGCGCAATCAGTTGCGAGCGACGGTAGTGTGTTGTTAAACTGTTCATGCGTTAGTTTCTCCACAACCAGAAGCAATCGACGCCACGACGCCCGGAGCTGCACACTCGCGGGCGTCATTACTTTCTGAAATGCAAAAAATTTTGTAGACAAGTGCTGCATGCTCCTGCAGCTTCGAAATTGAGAGATACAGCTCGTCGTTAATTGCTGTCTTCTCATGCGGTTCCACTACACCGTCTTCGATTGCTGAACGAATCTGTTTTGAATAACTGCCGATCTGTTCAATGACTTCCAGCAGACGCTGGTTAATATCGGCGTTGTCCACATCCTCGACGTCAGGAAGAGACACAAAGACGCCATTTGCAGACTGCGCCACAGCGTCAGCAATGAAGTGAGTTCCACCAGCACGTTGCAAAATCATTGCCCATCCCAGCGGGAAAATCTGATCGCCATCGGCACGAAGGCGGTTAAATAATGCGTTCTCTGTTACATCCAGCCAGTCAGCTGCTTCAGCGTAACCCCCCGGCAACGCTGCGATAGTTTTTCTGACAGCTTTCACGTACCACTCAGGCTGTTTTTCTACTTTCCAGTGATGCTTACCCACGGTTCACCTCCTGTTCCTGTGGTTTAAACCCATTCTGGTTTTGGCTAGATTGAAAACGTGCCGGATAAAGAATCTGCATTTCGCTGACTTCACCCTTAAAAAAATTGGCTAAACGTTCTGCAAGCTCGATAGATGGAATCTGCTCCAGCCTCTCAATACGACTCAACGTCGCTGGATTGACTTGAACACCCGCAGCAACATGCTGCAAAGTGAAACCATGCGCCTTACGCACATTTCGTAATGGTGATTGCATATGCCCTCCAAATATTGCGCGTTATGCATGTTATTTCACGCAATTATTTTGCGCAAGTTGATTTGCTTATCACGCAATAAAGAAATGTAATAAACGCATGAACATAGGAAACCGAGTCAGACAACTTCGCCAAGCGAAGAACATGAAAATCGCCGATCTCGCTGAAGCAATAGGAGTAGATGCGGCGAACATCTCGCGCTTAGAAACGGGTAAGCAAAAACAATTTACCGAACAAACACTGAGTAATATTGCCAAGAGCTTAGGTGTTGATATTGCTGATCTCTTTACCTCTGCCCACAAAAGTAATACTGTATATAAAAACAGTAATAATGAGGATGTTGCGCAGGTGAAGGATGTGTTCCGTATTGAAATGCTGGATATCAGTGCCAGTGCGGGAAATGGCCTTATCCAGGGCGGTGATGTCATTGATGTGATTCATGCCATCGAATACAGAACTGATAATGCTGTATCAATGTTCGGCGGACGACCAGCCAATCACATCAAAGTTATCAACGTTCGTGGGGACAGTATGTGTCCAACCATTGAGCCAGGAGATCTCATCTTCGTTGATGTCAGCATCAATCAGTTTGATGGTGATGGTATATATGTCTTTGGTTTTGATGACAAAATATACGTTAAAAGACTTCAAATGATTCCTGACAAACTGCTGGTGATTTCTGATAACCAGATTTACCGTGAATGGGGAATTACTAGCGAAAACGAACACCGATTCATGGTCTTTGGAAAGGTCTTAATCAGTCAGTCGCAAACCCTTAAGAGACATAATTAACCTCAATATCCCATCCATCGGCCACCGAAAGGTGGCTTTTTACTACCTATAAATTTGCATACCTCGCAAATATCACTTGCATATCTCGCAATTTAATTTTATCTTTTGTTCCAGACCAACTACAGGATTACAACAAAATCTGGTTGCAACACGGTGCATGTGTCGTAAGCAGTCAGTAAATGTCAAAAACGAACAGGCAGGACGCCCACGAAGTAGCCGCCTGGGGCATATGAAGTCCAGGATGATTCGTTAGCAACAAAAAAGCGCCCTACAGGACGCTTAGCTCTTTAGCAATCTGGATATCCACAACAGTAGTAATCTACAGATTGCCGTTAAGTTTTCTGGACAACTCCTCAATGGATGGAGGCGATACGTAATCCGGATTTTTATTCATCAGAAACTTATTTTCACAGTGGAGGCACCTGCTTTTATGAAAAAGCTCATCTTCGCTAACCGGGAATGGTTGAAGTATCGATACTATCTTTTGTCCAAAACATTTTGGGCAAAGATGCATGGTTATGCTGCCACCGTTCACGATTACCTCCTTCGAGTATACAAAAGTACCCGACTCAAGTTGGTTAAGGATATAGCCTTCCGTCTGAGCCTCAAAGTTTTCGAATTCTGCAATTTTAGCTTTGAGAGAAGCATTTATTTCTTGATAAGAGCCCACCAGTTCAACGAGAGACACGCATTCGCGCTGAATAGACGCAAGCTTTGAGTTCAGCTCACCAATAGCCGCATTTACTTCAGCTTGAGTTTTTGCCTCGTTCATTAGTTTTGCAATCTGGGCTGTTTCACGAATAGCCGTCATTGCTGCCGTTAATTCAGCGATCACATTGAATACTCTTATTGTTGTTGGGGATATCCAGATTAACCGAATCCTTGTTGTTGGGGAATAACCAGGTCCACCTCGCCTGATGTGGCTAAAAGCAGGCACATAACAGCTAAGTATTTTCAACCAGAGAGAATCCTTAGCGTTGTGGTGAATGCGGCTCAGCGCACGCGGGTTAAGGTTGAGGCTGACAGTCGACCTTCTGTGGATACCCACCCGCCTGGTGTGCAACCTTCGCCAGGCACCGGGAGGCACCCGGCACCACAACTTTATGCTGTGTGTAGTCCTGGCGGTACCAGTTTGTACCCTTGCTTCCGGCTGGTACCGTCCTTTTTTGCAAAACAGAGAAGAGCATCACCGGACGACGGGCTCATAACCCAATCCATCCGGGCGGCTGCCACCGCAGGTGTTCTTCTCTGTTTTGTGGAGAAACCAACCGACCTTGCAGGGTCGATATGATGAGGAGCAGCAAAATGGCTAGCGAACGCAGTACTGATGTGCAGGCATTTATCGGGGAGCTGGACGGCGGCGTATTTGAAACCAAAATCGGCGCAGTTCTCAGTGAGGTCGCTTCCGGTGTGATGAACACGAAAACCAAAGGGAAGGTCTCACTCAATCTGGAAATCGAACCGTTTGATGAGAACCGTGTGAAAATCAAACACAAACTCTCATATGTTCGCCCAACTAACCGCGGGAAAATTTCCGAAGAAGACACCACCGAAACGCCGATGTATGTCAATCGCGGTGGTCGCCTGACTATTCTGCAGGAAGACCAGGGACAATTACTGACTCTTGCCGGTGAACCTGACGGAAAACTCCGCGCAGCAGGTCATTAATATCGTTTTTAATAAACTGATTATTTCTCTCATCACTGAATATTTTTATATAGTGAGGACTTATTATGTCTCAGAACTTAGACGCAACCGCAATTAATCAAATCCATGCCCTTATTTCTGCTCAGGGTGTTAATGAAATTATCAGTAAGATTGGTGCCGATGCTGTGGCATTGCCTGAGAATTTCCGCATTCATGATCTGGAAAAATTTAATTTAAATCGCTTCCGTTTCCGTGGTGCGCTTTCCACTGCCAGCATCGATGACTTTACCCGTTATTCTAAAGATCTTGCAGATGAAGGCACCCGCTGCTTTATCGATGCCGATAATATGCGAGCCGTCAGTGTGCTTAACCTGGGTACTATTGATGAACCAGGTCACGCAGATAACACTGCCACTCTCAAACTGAAAAAGACAGCACCGTTCTCTGCTCTGTTGTCTGTTAACGGCGAGCGTAACTCCCAGAAGTCACTGGCAGAATGGATCGAAGACTGGGCCGACTACCTTGTGGGCTTTGATGCTAATGGTGACGCCATTCAAGCAACAAAAGCGGCTGCGGCAGTCCGTAAAATCACGATTGAAGCAAACCAGACCGCTGATTTTGAAGATAATGACTTCAGCGGCAAACGCTCCCTGATGGAGTCTGTCGAAGCGAAGACCAAAGACATTATGCCAGTGGCATTTGAATTTAAATGCGTTCCGTTTGAAGGTCTGAAAGAACGTCCGTTTAAATTACGCCTCAGCATTATCACTGGCGATCGTCCTGTACTGGTTCTGCGCATTATTCAGCTGGAAGCGGTGCAGGAAGAAATGGCTAACGAATTTCGTGATCTGCTTGTTGAGAAATTCAAAGACAGCAAAGTAGAAACCTTTATTGGTACTTTCACCGCCTGATTTCATTACTGCAAATGCCCCTGCGGGGGCATTTATGGAAACGTAATTAACTCAATAATCACCGGATGGTGAGGGCTTCCTTTTACCAGAATTCAGCGCGGTGCAGTGCATATACGTGGAGAACAAAATGTCATTTATTAAAACTTTTTCCGGGAAGCATTTTTATTATGACAAGATAAATAAAGACGACATCGATATTAACGATATCGCGGTTTCCCTTTCAAATATCTGTCGCTTTGCCGGTCATCTTTCGCACTTCTACAGCGTCGCCCAACATGCGGTTCTTTGCAGCCAGCTGGTGCCGCAGGAATTTGCTTTTGAAGCGTTAATGCATGATGCAACAGAAGCGTATTGCCAGGACATTCCCGCACCACTGAAACGCCTTCTTCCTGACTATAAACGGATGGAAGAAAAAATAGACGCCGTAATCCGTGAGAAATACGGGTTACCCCCAGTTATGAGTACACCCGTGAAATATGCCGATCTCATCATGCTGGCAACCGAACGCCGCGATCTCGGGCTTGATGATGGCTCTTTCTGGCCTGTACTGGAAGGCATCCCGGCAACAGAGATGTTCAACGTGATTCCACTGGCACCGGGTCATGCCTACGGGATGTTTATGGAACGTTTTAACGATTTATCGGAGTTACGCAAATGCGCATGAATGTTTTCGAAATGGAAGGGTTTCTTCGCGGGAAATGTGTACCGCGAGATCTGAAAGTGAATGAAACAAATGCTGAGTACCTGTTACGTAAATTCGACGCGCTTGAAGCTAAATGTGCGGCACTGGAAAACAAAATAATACCAGTGTCAGCTGAACTGCCACCAGCAAATGAAAGTGTTCTGTTATTTGATGCTAACGGAGAAGGCTGGCTGATTGGCTGGCGTTCTCTCTGGTACACCTGGGGACAAAAAGAAACCGGAGAATGGCAGTGGACATTTCAGGTCGGGGACCTTGAAAACGTCAATATCACTCACTGGGCAGTAATGCCAAAAGCACCGGAGGCTGGAGCATAATGACCACATTTACCAATAAAGAACTGATTAAAGAAATCAAAGAACGAATCAGCAGCCTAGAGGTTCGAGACGATATTGAGCGCCGTGCTTATGAAATCGCACTCGTATCTCTGGAAGTAGAGCCAGATGAACGCGAAGCCTATGAATTATTCATGGAAAAGCGTTTCGGTGACTTAGTAGATCGTCGGAGAGCAAAAAACGGCGATAACGAATACATGGCATGGGATATGACTCTCGGTTGGATCGTCTGGCAGCAACGAGCTGGTATCCATTTTTCAACAATGTCACAGCAAGAGGTGAAATAATGGAGCCATACAGCCTCACACTCGATGAGGCCTGTCATTTTCTCAAGATATCCAGACCGACTGCCATTAACTGGATACGCACAGGGCGTCTTCAGGCAACACGCAAAGATCCCACTAAGAATAAATCTCCTTACCTCACAACACGACAAGCCTGCATTGCGGCGCTTCAGTCTCCGCTGCATACTGTCCAGGTGAGCGCGGGTGATGGCATAACAGAGGAAAGAAAATGTCACTCTTCCGCAGAGGTGAAATATGGTACGCCAGTTTCACATTGCCGAACGGTAAAAGATTTAAACAGTCTCTTGGAACAAAGGACAAAAGGCAGGCGACAGAGCTCCATGACAAGCTAAAGGCTGAAGCATGGCGGGTCAGCAAACTTGGTGAAATACCTGATATGACGTTCGAGGAGGCGTGTATCAGGTGGCTCGAAGAGAAAGCACATAAAAAATCACTGGACGATGACAAAAGCCGGATCGGATTCTGGCTTCAACATTTCGCAGGAATGCAACTAAGAGACATTACTGAATCAAAAATTTATTCAGCAATGCAGAAAATGACGAACCGGCGTCATGAGGAAAACTGGAAACTCAGGGCAGAAGCATGCAGAAAAAAAGGGAAACCAGTTCCAGAATACACGCCAAAACCAGCGTCCGTTGCAACGAAGGCAACGCATCTTTCATTTATAAAGGCCCTGCTAAGAGCTGCAGAGCGTGAATGGAAAATGCTGGATAAGGCACCAATTATTAAAGTGCCTCAACCAAAGAATAAACGGATCCGCTGGCTGGAGCCTCATGAAGCACAAAGGCTGATTGATGAATGTCCGGAGCCATTAAAGTCTGTTGTTGAATTTGCACTTGCAACAGGCTTAAGACGCTCGAACATCATCAACCTTGAATGGCAACAAATAGACATGCAGCGCCGGGTGGCATGGATAAACCCGGAAGAGAGTAAATCAAACCGTGCAATTGGCGTTGCGCTGAATGATACTGCATGTCGCGTATTGAAAAAACAAATCGGGAATCATCACCGTTGGGTATTTGTGTATAAGGAAAGCTGTACCAAACCAGACGGAACGAAAGCACCAACAGTCAGGAAGATGCGGTATGACGCAAACACAGCCTGGAAAGCGGCGCTGAGACGAGCAGGTATTGATGATTTCAGATTTCACGACTTGAGACACACCTGGGCAAGTTGGCTGGTTCAAGCCGGAGTCCCGTTGTCAGTGTTACAGGAAATGGGAGGCTGGGAGTCTATCGAAATGGTTCGTCGATATGCTCACCTCGCACCTAATCACCTTACCGAACACGCACGGCAAATAGACTCAATTCTGAACCCATCGGTCCCAAATTTGTCCCAGTCAAGAAATAAGGAAGGTACTAATGATGTGTAACTTGTTGATTTAAATGGTGCCGATAATAGGAGTCGAACCTACGACCTTCGCATTACGAATGCGTTGCTCTACCAACTGAGCTATATCGGCCCTGAAAGGACATGTTCACGAACGTGAATCACGGTGGACAAGGTTAAAACTAACCGGGCGATGCGTCAATGGCCTTGTGAATCAAATGGCTACTTTTGCATCACCCGGTTTTATTTACGCACGAATGGTGTAATCACCAATGCCGATCCACTTGTAAGTGGTCAGTGCTTCCAGCCCCATTGGGCCACGCGCGTGGAGTTTTTGTGTGCTTACCGCCACTTCCGCACCCAGACCAAACTGGCCGCCGTCGGTAAAACGCGTAGAGGCGTTAACGTAAACAGCGGACGAATCCACTTCGTTAACAAAACGCTGGGCGTTGCGCATATCGCGGGTCAGGATCGCATCGGAGTGTTGTGTGCCGTGTTCACGAATATGGGCGATGGCATCGTCAAGATCGCTGACGATTTTGACGTTCAAATCTAATGACAGAAACTCATCGTCATACTCTTCGGCTTTAACAGCAACCACCTTCGCAGGGCCTGCCTGCAACTGCGCCAGTGCAGCTGCATCTGCGTGTAATGTCACGCCGCTTTCCGCCATTTGTTTGCTTAATGCGGGCAGGAAGCTATCGGCGATGTTTTTATTCACCAGCAACGTTTCAACCGTATTACATGTGCTCGGACGCTGAGTTTTCGCGTTGACGATCACTTTTAATGCTTCAGCGATCTCTACACTTTCATCAACGTAAATATGGCATACGCCTATACCACCTGTGATCACCGGGATTGTCGACTGTTCACGGCACAGTTTATGCAAACCAGCGCCACCACGCGGGATCAGCATGTCGATGTATTTATCCATACGCAGCATTTCACTGACCAGCGCACGGTCAGGATTATCAATCGCCTGCACGGCACCCGCCGGTAAGCCGCAGGATTTCAGGGCGTCCTGAATCACCGCCACCGTTGCAGCGTTAGTGCGACACGTTTCTTTGCCACCGCGCAGGATCACCGCATTACCGGTTTTCAGGCACAGCGAAGCGACATCAACCGTCACGTTCGGGCGCGCTTCATAAATCACGCCAATAACCCCCAGCGGTACGCGACGACGCTCAAGACGCAGGCCGCTGTCCAGTACGCCGCCATCGATTACCTGCCCCACCGGATCGGCGAGGTTGCACACCTGACGTACATCGTCGGCAATGCCTTTCAGCCGTGCGGGCGTCAGTGCCAGACGGTCAAGCATCGCTTCGCTAAGGCCATTGGCTCGCGCGTCAGCAACATCCTGGGCGTTAGCGTTGAGGATGATTTCGCTTTGTGCTTCCAGTTCATCGGCGATTTTTTCCAGCACGCGATTTTTTTCGCGGCTGGAGAGTTGCGCTAATTTATACGAGGCTTGCTTCGCGGCAATGCCCATTTGTTCCAGCAT